ATGACATTCGCTGGTTTGTCCTTGGTTCTTGTTCAATTGTTACGCTACTTAAGTATTCTAGTCGTTTCATTACTTGTGTTCTCAATCTTGAGATCTCTGCAGGGACGCAGATCTTCATTGTTAAATCCGTTAAATCGGTTGCACTACGAAATTTATTTAATTCAAATAATAATTATGAAAATAAAATTGAAGTTTCAATTTATAAAGATAATTATAATGAAACGGGTTGTATTAACAATTAATTTTTTTTTTTTTACATAGTTAATTCACGTAACTCATTGAGACGTGAGTTAAACAACCCGACAGACGTGCGAAGAGTAGCAATTCCTCTTGTAGTACCAACAGGAGCAACACGTCTATTATGCCGTTTCTGCACGCAAACTGCCACAGCTAACACAACCTCCTCATATTCATAAGGTTGTGTATCATCCTTAAAAGCTTCAAAGGATTCGATAGCATCATAGCCTTCAGTTTGATAACGAGCCAGTGCGGAGAACAATCTCTCGGGATCTTTCACAAAGAAAGTATACCCATCTATATCCACCAGATATCTACCACACCAATAAAGTACCTCAGGCTCGAATACCTTCACCTCAAAATTGAAAACAGCTGCATATCTTTCACTTGCCACTTGAAGATCCTTGCGCACGTTGATAGCTAGAAGAACATCATCTCCAGACACCAATAAATTAACAACTTCTCCTGGTTTTAAGTCGAATGAATCTATTGTAGCCATAGCAACATTTATAGAATTCATCGAGATAGTAGCGAACAACCCACTGACTACTTGATAAAAATACCAAATACGTAAATGGTGTTCATTTGAAGAGGCTACTTTCTTGTCAACCACTTGCTCGAAAAGTTTTTGGACATTCCCAGGCATGCCAAGTTGCTTCATTAAATAGAAATAACTACCTAAGTTGAAAGCACTTTGACTTTTATCACACTGCCCTATGTCTACGTCTATCAATTGTAAAGACTTAGCAGACTTGCGTCTATTGCGTGTGCCGTTCCAGACTTCTTCAGCATATTTCTTATCGCGTCTAGCATTTATCAAGACGCCTGGTATTAAGATATCATCGAGAAGATCGTGCACTTCACCCAGCATTGACGAAAAATAC